GCGCAGCGGGTACGCTTTGGGATAAGCGGAAACCGTCTTTATTAGTAATAGTGCAGTCCTTTTTCTGTTTATTCGGGCATATAAGTGTTGAGGTCTACCTCCATAGATACTTGTTCTTCCCTCACTATTTCATTTGCCGCGTTCCAAGCCGCGAATTTCGGTCTGAGTAACAGTATTTTAGCAGCTACGTCTGCTGCTGCAACTTTAACGAAATTGTCTCCCGAAATAAGAGCCACAACATTATAAAACTTACCACTGTTTGGGTCTATATTATCGACTTGACTGGGAGGAAGTCCTTCTGATGGAAGTGTAACAGAGGTTACAAGGCCCATACTATCAGTTTCAACAATTGGTTCCTCGTTACTACCCGCACTAACTTGAACAGAACCATCGGCATTAACGGTAACTTCTTGTATACTGACCCATTTGTGAGGGTGATTGTCATAGATGTTTTTCATCGCCCAAGCCGCAGCTTGTGCTTCTCCTTCTGTGTCGTAATTAGTTCCGTGAAATCTAAATTGTGTCATTATGTTCCTCCATAGATCGTGCCGCTGTTATTTAGGGTATAGGAATGGGGGTAGCTGTGTATAGCTTTAGAACCGGGCATTCCGGCGTAGACTTGGGCTCCAATTGTGCCCGAACCTCCATAAGCGCCCCAGCCACCGCCGCCGCCTGCCATATTAGTTGCGACATGGCTAGTACCAGTATTATTAGCACTACCACCCGCGCTACCAGCTTCATTTGTGGAGAACCACGAAGAATTCGCTTGGGCTAATCCACCAACGCCGGGGAGAATACGTCCTCCACCTCCACCGCCACTATAGTAAAAAGTACCCCCGCCTCTAGCAGCACTACCACCACCAGCGCCGCCACCCTGACCGCGAGTGTGCTTCCCGCCGGAAGAATAGTTATTAGGCCAGTTTGTGCCTTCACCACCTGCCTGTCCGGGGGCACCAAAAGCACCACCAGTTCCCCCACGGTTAACTCCCCAACCGCCAGCACCGCCGCCACCACCGCCATGCGAGCCATAACCGCCAGCACCGCCCCCGCCAGCTATGTAAGCCCCACTCATATTGTTGATTGTAATACCTTGTGCAGCAAGAATGCGAATGGAATGACTAAGGTAGTGATACACGGCAAGCCCAAACCCATGTCCCATGATTTTACCATAGTTATTAATGACTAATTTATTGTCCATGTGATTAGTGACTGCAAGCGCATACCCATAATGACCTTCTGGTCCTTGTCTCGGATGGGCCTCTGGCTCAACCCAAACATAAACACCGCTATTTATAGTAAAAACTACGTTAGAACTGCCATCCCACCCCGCATTTGTACAAACGGTATTTATGTCTATTGGGCCTTTCGTATTTGAGCTAATGACATAATTGAACACATTCGCTTTCCCGTGTCCATCGCTCATGTTAATGGCACCAGAAGCCTTATCGAACAAGCCACGAACAGCGGATGACCCCATGTTTATACTGGCAGTCGCACTATTTCCTAGCTCTGTGTTGACTTGGTTTAGGGTGATCGTACCGCTACTGGGAAGAGTCATTTTTTAACTCCTCTACTTCTGCTTTGAGTTCTTTGATAGCTTCGACCAAAAGGGCAACTACGTTACCATAAGCAACTGAGAAATGATCGTCTTCAGACCCTTCTCGATTACATGGCCCACCAGTAACCGCTTCTGGAAGAACTGTTAAAAGCTCTTGGGCAATCAAACCAACATGACGCCTTGATAGATTGTGGTCAAAAGTGTCTACTGTTTCTTCTGGAGTTGCTGGTTCTGGGTTATCAGTCCTATCGTAAGTGTACCCATTTATTTGGCAAACTTTATCCAGTGCGTTAGGTATCTTTTCTAGGTTTTCTTTAACCCTAATGTCTGAATAGGCAGTTACGTTACCAGCAGCCCAAATACTATCCCCTAAAGAACATTTAGGAGTTCCGTTTTGACACCAAACCATTTGATGCCCACCCCCCATATTACCACCAGTACCATTGTTAGTGTGCTTATACGCAAGTCCGTAGAGGCCCCCAAAGTTAGAACCATTGGCTGCGTTCTTATACCCTGTGCCCATGCTCCATATTTGATCTGTCTTTTGGGAATCATATACTCCAAAGATGCCCTCATCTCGCGCAGTGGATACTAGACCACCAGAAAAGAAATCATCAGCATCACTGCGAAGGTACGAAGTTGAGGCTTCAAAGCCTGTGAATGATCTAATAGCAGCGGCAGTACCGTGTCTAATATATCCATCATTAGCTGTTTCAACACAGACTTGAGTTACGCCGCTAGTAACCGTATTAGGTGTCGTGTTAAAGTAGTTGGCAAATATGTAACCACCTGAACTTCTCTGAACAACTGTACTGTTACCCGCAGAGGAGGATACTGTGTGGGGGAAGCTGTAGTTATTTGCGCTCGCAGCAATACCATCTAGCTTAGTACCATCGCTGGCTACATCTCGCCCATCAACAGTGCCAGTTAATTTAATGTTTCCGTTTGATCCATCCAAGCCAATCCTTGCATCACCATCAGCGGAAACGTACAGACCCCAGCCAGTACCCAAAACGTCGCTAATGCTTGATATAGGATGATTACTACCGCTAGTATATCCTATGCCATAATGATTACTCAGAGCAGTGTCAGTAGCTAGGTAGGAAGTTCCTATACTATATATTGGGTTAGTCTTGGCAGCGTTATCCCCCACGTTATTGTAGCCGCCGACTAAATGACCTGAACTATGCGTTCCTCTTTTTATATTTGTGCCACCGTTAAATACAACGTCACCAGTTACAGTACCACCAGCTTTAGGTAGTGCGTTAGTTGCTAGTGTTCCTTGCGCTGCTGTAGCAAAAGCACTTGAGTGGTTTCCATCAAGTAAGTCAGCGTCTAGTCCAGTGCCTGTGCCATCGACAGTCTTAATAGCTGTGAGTAACTGTGCGGCTGTTTGGTCTGCTGTGGCCGATGCTTCTACCGCATTTAGCTTACTATGGTCCGCATCTGTGAAAACATTACTGTCACTTGCTGCTTCCACGGCTGCACGGATTTCGGCATTGGTTTGGTCAGCGGTTGCTGAAGCTTCTACAGCATCCAGCTTGGTTTTATCAGTGGCGGTCATTACCCCAGCGGCTGATCCAGTGGCAGCGGCAATAGTCGCATTGTCACCCGTGCTGCTTGTAATAGCGATGGTCGTAGAGGCAGTGGTACTTGCTAGGTTGGTGGCTCCTGATGCGGAGACAACCCCAGCGCCGTTTATAGATAGACCAGAGCCAATCTTTACGCCACCAAGCGTGTTTGCAGCGGCGGTAGGCAGTGAAAAGTTATTCGCGCTACTGGCAATTCCGTCCAGCTTAGTCCCGTCGTTGGCTACATCTCGCCCATCAACCGTAGAGTTGGTTGTCAAAGCGCCTGTTAAAGCACCGCCAGCCTTGGGCAGCGCATTGGCAGCTAGTGTGCCTTGGGCCGCTGTGGCGTATGCTGAGGCGGCGGTAGTTGCTACTGTGCCTAAGCCTAAATTAGATCGGGCTGTACCAGCGGATGCAATGTCACTGAAATTGTTTGACGCAATTAAGGCTCCAGACAAAGAAGCATATGCTGCAACCCAAGATGAGCCAGACCACACGAACATACCCTGTGAGCCACCACTTCCTTGGTAGTAAAGGGCTCCAGATACTAAGGCATTACCGTCATTATCAACGGATGGTGCGGAGCTTTTGCTGCCTAGGTATCTATCATCAAAGCTGTCTAATGCGGCCAGTGCGGCGTCCTTTGCCGCTGTTGCCGCTGTGGTGCTAGAGGCAGCGCCTGTCGCACTAGAGGCAGCGGCTGTCGCGCTGGCAGAAGCTTCGTTTCTTTTAGTTGTCGCAATTGCGGCACTGGCTGTCGCGCTGTTTTTACTTACCAATGCAGCGGCGGCATCAGATGCGGCACTCGTTGCATTTCCAGCGGCAGCATTAACGGCAGCTATTGATCCAGCAACCAGTGAGATATTACTATCTTTAACGGTAATTACGTTGCCCATGCCATTGCCGTGGACGGTGCAGTAATAACGTAGTGTGGCTGGCGCGTTGGTTGGTACTTGAAATGTAACACTAGCACCAGAAGAGCCAGCGGTGCCTGACACAGTAACGCCAGTTGTCCAAGCGTTCCCAGAGCTATCCTTAAAGGCTAATGGGTGGCCAGATAGAGATGAATTAGACACATTAAAGATATATGTGTTGCCACGGAACATATCGATGGCTGGGCTGTTGACGCCATCCAAGACGAACACGTTGCCACTTCCAGGATTTACCACAGTGACCACATATGTTTTCTCTAGTGAGTTGGCCAGTGAAGTAATATCTGAAGATATAGCAGCCAGCGCATTCATGTCCGAAACTGCGTCTGAAGTTCCTAGGGCATTTACGTTGGTAATTGAACCAGCGACTGTGTTGATCTCAGTTATTGCACCAGCCACCGCTGGGACGTTACCCACTGTGGAATAATACTTGGCTGAAAAGTTGCTTCCCTCTACAGCGGCAGAGGTTTTAGTTGCCCAATCTTCTGCTAAATCTTTTGCCGCAACACTAGAATTCTTCGCAGTAACGCTATCATTCTTAGCCACAACACTTGCATCACGGGCAGTCTCACTTAAGCCTTGGGCCGCAACACTAGAATTCTTCGCGACAACGCTGGCATCCTTTGCAACGACACTAGCATTCTTTGCAGTCACGCTGTCATTTTTCGCAGTAATACTTGAGTTTCTTGAAGAAGTAGAAGTATTAGCGCTGCCCAAAGCTTCGTTCGCTTTAGTGTTTGCCGTCCCTGCGCTGCCAGAAGCAGCCGAGGCAGAGGATGCCGCTGCATTCTTTGAGGTGTTGGCTGCCGACGCAGATGACCCAGCGCTAGTGCTAGATGTAGCGGCTTGGTTCTTGCTAACTAAGGCAGCGGCAGCCGAGGCGGCAGCTTCTTGGGCTTTTGTTCCTGAGGTTGCGGCCTGTGTAGCCGCTGTATTCCTTGACACTAAAGCGGCGGCTTCGCTGGCGGCGGCGTTGTTGACTGAAGCTTCGATTGCATCTGTTTGATTAGATGTTGCTCCTGTTGTGCTGAAAAAGCTTGAATTACTCATATCTACGGTTTCCTAATCATCAGTCAGTGTAAGTTTTAGACGGGCGCATCACTTGGATTCCCCCAGACATTTCGGCAGAATCTGCCTGTTGCTGTATCTCAGTTAGGAATTGGGATGACTTGGCATCGAACTGAGGTCCACGCTCATCTATGAAGTAATCAGCGGCGTAACTGAGCGCTGTATAAATCAGTAAATCAGGGCCAAGCGTTGTTAGTGTGTTGGTACTGCTATCTAAAGAAAGAGTTGCGAAGGAAGCATAGTAATTTAGGACTATAGTGCCAGTGCTAGGCTTTGGGTAAACTAAGTATGTACCCTGCACCCTAGTAAAGAACACTGGAGTTCCTTGCTGGTTAGTTTTCTGAGCCTCAACCATTTCGTGCAGAGGTAGCCTGACCAAAGGTTTGCCTTCGCTATAAATATCTATTGGCTCAATGAAGTCGCTTGGCAGATTGATTGAAGACACACCACTAACGTCATTGGCTACATCATAAGTTTGCGTTTTCTCCATGGATGGAATACGGATAACCCGTGTAATCCTAGATATTGCTTGGTCAATAAAGGTGTCAGCCAAGGCATTCGTGCAGTCACTTCTGTTGAGGAGAGCGATCATATGCGCTCGGAGTTCACCCTTATTCATATCAGGTTGTCCTTTTCTTTACTTTTGCGGTCTTAGCGGCATCACGAAAAGCAGACGCCGTTGGTGCGCCTTTAGCACCTGGCTTTCTTAACTTTTCGCCTGATCCGGCTTTTATACGGGCGTTTTTATCTCGAATATTACTGTAAAGTCCTTGCTTCGACATTCTTAAATCCTTTTCTCGGTAGCCATCAATAATCCTAAGTCTTCAGCGTGAAGCTTTCTTACAATCTCAGGGCCAGAGGCTTTCCATAGGTCGAAGCCCTCGCGCATCCACCTCTCAACAATAACTGTGGGAATGCTTGCAATCCTGTGCATCTCGCCAGCCCTTTGCTTATTGCTTTCGTTACGGGCGTCCTTGAGGTCATCGAGGAATGTTTGGGTTATATTCTGTGAATGCTTTTGGGTCAGTCCGCCATGTTCAAAGATGAAGTCATGCGCCGACTGTTGTAATCCAAGTTCTGGTTTGGTCATGTTGCTGTCCTTAAAATGAAAAAGGCCCACCCAAGGACCGCACAACAAGGAGAGCAAAACCTGTGTGGAACTTGGATGGGCCAGAGCTAAAGGCCAGTTTATACCTGAGCCTAAAGTTTGGGTATTATGTAGGTGTTATGACAGTCCTGAAATCTTAATACTGTCAGAAAAGTTAGAGTGTTTCACGGACATCTCGCCTACAACGTGGTGCTTGTCGCTGTCACCGGATTTCGCTAATAATGTGCGAGTGAACGGACGTAGTGAACACAGCTTGAACATCGAAGGATCGATGAGCAATGCGTGGGTAGACTTCATCTGTCTGTTGAGGACAACACGGTATTCGCCATAGGGGGACACATATAGGTCAATAGCATTGACCAATGTTTTACCTTGAGCAATCTCACGATTACGGCCAGAAGCCGCGCTGAATCCGGCCACAATCTGGGCATCCGCAGTTTTAATCATGAGAGTGTCAACGTCACTGCCATTAGTGTAGGCAGTCTGACCCGCTGTGAGAAGCTTGGCCTCTGTAAGCGGATTTGTTGCTGCTGCGCCTGCGTCTAAATCAGTAGTAATCTGATTAATAACAGACTGCATTTTACGTGCGGCACTCGAAGAACCAGCTACAGCAGCTTGATCTAAGCCAACTAGAGCGTGTTCGTAATCCCGCTTTATTTCCTTAAGGGCTTTCGCCATTTGGTCTTTGTATTCAATAGGTTACGTTACTTACCTACCCGTTCTCTTACGAACTGCTTATGCTTTCGACACAAGAATAGACTATATCATGCCAGCGTTATACTGGCCAATGCGCTTCCACCCACTTGGGTGTACTCTACTAAGTTACATTCGGTTGAATGCCTTTTCGATAGTCGTTGCACCTTCCCTAGATAACTAGGGCTTGGCTCAGGATTACCATATGCTTTCACACTTAGGCGTCCCCTGAATTCACATTGTTTATACTACGCTGCCAACTTCAGGAAATTACTGTAAGTGGTTGTTAACGCAGTCTCTTTTGCCCTGCCGTGTGTCTTTATTGCATCCGCTGTGGCAGATACTTGGAAGGCTTTGGTGAGGATCTGGGTTGTACCAGTTCGCTCAGTAGCATTACCAAGAGTCGCCATAGACGCATCGGCTCCCTCGACAGCGGCATTAACGCTAATTGCGGCTAGAGAATCCTCCAACCAACTAAAGGTCCGAGCGGAAACTTTCTCTGTTTTGAGCATAGCTTGCATTGGGGTCGAAAAAGGACTGATGTTAGATATGATATCTGATACGTCCTCGGCCTTACCAACCTGTGAATATGTAACGTAAGTGGTCATTTTAATTGTTCCTTTTCAAGGAGTTATGATGTTAAACTAAAGTATGATTTACTCAGCCCATCGAGCCATTAAGGCATCAGCGATGTCATCAGTTGAACCACCATCTCTAGGATTATCTATAAGCTTCTGGTGCGCCGATGAACGGCGGCCTGCTTGTAGTTGGGCCTTGGAAGGTGGTGCCTTCTTGGAAGATAAGACTTTCGTCTTGCCACTCTTAGACTTCGTGACTTTGGCCTTGGCTTTCTTGCTTTCGGCTGTCTGTTTCGATTGGTCATAAAGTCGAGCTTTATTAATCAACATGATTACACTTGCATCAGTATATTGATCGACTTGAGCTTTAGGCAGCCCAACTTTCACAGCATAGTCGCGGATCTCTGAATAGAGTTCGTTGCCCCAATCTGGCAAGCTTTCCTCTAAGACCTTTACGCACTCGGCGGCGGCCTCTTTGGTTGCTTGCTGTTGCTGCTGTTGTAAGTCAGTGACCATCTGCCCACTCTCCTCTCGGAGAAAGCGGAGGTCATCTTCTGCCTGTTTTGCATCCTGTCGTAACTGTGCAAATGTGTCTGGCTCCATTTGTCTTGAGGCCACTAACATATCGATATCAGCATAGGGTTTATACCTAGCCTCGGCTCGTTCCATTAGTTTCTGATAACTAGCCTGAGTTTTAGTCAGGTTTTCATCGGTGACTTTCCGCTGGGCGGCTAAATCTTGAGACTTTTTGGTTAAAGACGCTTCTTGTCCATACAGCCGCTTCAAGTCCTTTACAGATACCTGTTTGGTTTCACCGTTGACTGAGAGTTCGACAATGTTTTCATCGGAAGCAATTGAAGGCTCATCGCCCTCATCTTCTTCTTCGTCATCATCGGCTTCGTCTTCGGTTTCATCAGGGTCTTCGGAACTTTCGTCATCCGTACCTACATCGTCATCTTCAGTTTCACCCTCGTCAGCCGTAGTCTCTTCTTGGCCTTCGGGTGTTGCATCATCCTCCTCCAGATCAGATAGGTCTTCACCGTCTGACCAACTGGCTAGGATTGCTTCAGCCGCTTCATCTCTATCGAGGTTCTTCGGCCCAGAGTTATCATTTTGCACGTTGTCGTTCATAGTGCTAATTCCTCTTGACTGTTGTCGCCATTCCGCTGTTCAACGATGCTGTCACGCACCTGAACACGCTGTTGTAATGTGTTCACCACATCTTTGATTGCGAGATAGTGGCGGTGGGCAAGCTCACGCTGATCCACCTTCATGGCCTCAGTGTTGCAGAATGTTGCAAATGAGGCCTCTACGCATTCATCGATTACTTGGGTAAATGCAGGGGTCTTTAGTAAAACCTCTGCACTATCCCCAAGTTCGACAAGTTGCTCTTCTTGTGTCTCCATAATCATGCTCTTCCTTGTTGTGATTACCCGTTAGGGCTTGCTATTGCTCGGACATCATCAGCGTTACGTGCAATGTCTAACTCTTCGAGATTGACGTACTCTTTGTGATCTTGCTGGCTCTCTTGGAGATCCATCTTGTCCGACTTGAGTGCGAAGTCTTGCTTGGCCTTCATCTGGGCAAGCTCATGCTTCATTGTGCCCATTTGGGCGTCAAATTGGGCCTTCATCTCAGCAACAGAAGTCTGTCGCTCTTGAAGTTCCAACTGTTTCTGAGCCATCTGCATCTGCATTTGCTGTGCTTGGTCTGGCTCTGGCGGTGGGATGCTGGCAGGGTCTGTAAGGAAGTCTGCAACATTCTTAATGCCTGACTTATCAAGCACCACAGAAAGCATCTTGTACCTGTTAGCTGGCGAGTACATTTCGCCCAGCGCTGGGTCGGCTGAAAGCATAGAGTGGAACATAAGGTACTTACTGACCATCTCTTGCTGGTCGCCGTATCCCAAATGAAACTCAACTTGTACGTCACGCTTGTCTGCCCATTGTGCTGGGTTGACCTCAACGTAACGTCCGGCAAGCTCGACAATCTTCTCTTCGCTCTCGTTCTCAACGACCAACTGGTACACATGAGAGAATAAGGGCTTTAAGAAGTTATTGGCGAAGTTTCGCGCTATGATCTTTTGGCGTTGCTGGCTCATTGTGGCCAGTTGCTCAACCATAGCTGCTGAGTTCTGTTTGCTTATTGCGTCTTTATTTAGACCTTGGGATAGGCGAGAAACCCCAGAAGTGTCCTCTTTATCCTCATCCAGCATTTGTATTGTCTGGAACACATAAGGATTTAGGGATGCTTGAGGCATGGGGTTAATAGCGTCTGGGCGTGTCACATTGACGATGCCGCCAACGCGGTTGTCGATAAGTTCTCTTGGGTTG